ATGGATTTAAGATTTATAACAGCAGAGTTATTAAATGATATTAGTTGGTTTGATGGTATCATGTATATAATACTAGGCATTGGTATATATGCTATAATAAAGTATATCAATACTAAAATTAATTAAGACCCAACGGCGGGTCGAAAGGTAAGACAACGATGTCCTTTTAAAATAAAAAAAGGAGAACAACAATATGTACTACGAATCAGGATTATGCGGATATCTAAAAGGAAATGAAGCAGTAATTAATAAACGCGCATCATTAGCACAGGAATTAAAATTTTTATATTGGCAAGATGAGCGCAAGCCAAAAGAATTAATGACAGGTAAGATCAAGTTGACCTTAGCAAGGCTATATAACTGGGAAGTAACGTTTTTCCCAGATATCGAGTCAATAAAGACTACCTATAGGAACTCATGAATAAAACAGAGAACGAACACTTTCCAGATTGGGAAGGAGATTATTGGAAATAAAATAACATGAAGTATTAGAGGGAATATCTAATGGGGGATGTCATCCAATTTAGACTAGCAGAAGTCGATTATTGGCCATGGGAGTGGGTGACACCCTACAACCCCACTTTGTATGAATTAAGAGTAACACTAGAGACAATAAGGAGATACTACACAAATAACGTGGCAGCATTAGATAACTGCGGAGTCTCGGCAGAGATAGAAATTTTAGAAAATATAGATAGATTAAGCTGTATGTACTGGAGAGTAATGCAGTACTATAAATTATAACTAGTTTTTAATTGAAAAAGGAAATTAACCTTGAGTAAAAAACAAAGAAGGTCCTTTCTACGTGATCTCAAAAGAGGGAAAGTAGACCAAAGTAATCACGACCACCTTGAGCAAGCAGGAGAGATGCTTGAATTTTTAAGGGATTACACTATCAGGAGGAGTGAGGAGTCATTAAGACCCTTAAACGATAAGCAAGACCGATACATAAAAGCTATAAAAAATAATATTATTACTTTTAGTTCTGGGCCGGCAGGAACAGGGAAAACTTATGTATGTGCAGCACTAGCTGCCGAAGCTATAGCAGCTGGAAAGACTGAGAAGATAATTGTTACTAGACCGGCACAGGAGGCTGGAGAAAGTTTAGGGTTTTTACCCGGAGAGTTAGAAGATAAATTTGCACCATACTTTCAACCTTTTAAAGATGTTTTAGAAGAGAGACTTGGTAAAGGGCATGTTCAGGGGTTAGTAAGAGCAGGGCGTATCGAAGCCGCTCCATTAGCTTATATGAGAGGCCGTTCATTTAAAAATTGTTGGTTAATTTTAGATGAAGCACAAAACTGTACACCAACTCAGATGAAGTTATTTTTAACCCGTATTGGGGAAAACTGCACTGTAATTGTAAATGGAGATAGAAGTCAACAAGACATTAAAGGTACTTGCGGCTTAGTAGATGCTATGAGAAGATTACAATACTGCAATGGAGTAACTAATATTATGTTTGACAAGGAAGATATCGTACGCTCAGGGATTGTTCAAAAGATTGTAGAAGCATACGAAGATGACGCCTAAATACTGGGAAGACCTTTCTACTTTAGATAGACTTGAATACCTTTATTGGATAGAAGTACTAGTAGATTGCGGAAGGTTAGAAGGTAACATGAGTGACGAAGAGATTTTAGAGAAGTGCAAGAGAATGTATTATTGCGATATTTCTATGGAGTCTAATTAATTATGAAGTTTGAATACGAACAAATGCCTGAAATGGCACCTTTACCTATAAAGACTAAAGGTAAGAGTACAATAGGGGCTATCTGGCTATGGATAGTAACAACACGAAAATGGAAGCTCGTTAGCGATTGGAAGTTTAGTATGGATGGGGTACAATATATGATACCCGCAGGATTTAAGTTCGACGGCGCGTCAGTGCCAAAGTTCTTTAGATCATGGTTAAGTCCAATGGGTGTATTACTTATACCTGGGTTAGTACATGATTATGGATATAAGTATTCGTATCTACTTACTAAGTATACTACTGAAAGTTATCAAATAGGTTTTCAACACGACCAAAAGTTTTTTGATGCTGTATTTAGAGATGTAGCAATTGAAGTAAATGGCTTCAAATATTTAAATTATATGGCGTACTATGCCCTCCGTTTAGGCGGGTTTGTAGCTTGGAAGGGGCACAGGAAACATGACAAGTCATGAAAAAGGTGCTTTATTCTGGGCACTGGTTATCTTTATGCTAGTTATACTAGCGTGAATAGATTTAAGTGTGTATCGTGTGTAGCTACTATAGCTATATATATAGTTACATTCGTATGTATACTAGTGATAAAATATGCTGGGTAAACTAACACACTGTATAGCAACAAAGAAGTGTTTTACATCTTGGTCTTGGAACAAGTGTAAATGCTTAGCATACCTCCTGTCTATGGCAGTCGGGGTTCCTTTACTTATGATAGGGACTTCGTTCCTAATGATGGAGATTAATAAATGAGTTTAAGAAATATTACTATAATAGTATTAACGTGGGTTGTTTTTTCATGTTGGTTGTTTGTATCCCCTTACGCTTTTGCGTTAGATGATTTTGATTTAGCTAAGTACGGCCCCGATGATAAAATTGAAGTAAAGAGAACAGAGTTTATTGTTAAACTTGTACTATATACATCTGATGAAGAATTAAACAAATCTTATGAAAAAGTTACAGAAACCACTTTAGGCGAAGGAGAGGGAGTTAGAGGCTTTGCCTCTGTACACCCATCAGAGGATGTTTGTTACGTTCATATAATGGCAGCAAAGATTTGGGATGACAGGGAAGCAATGGCTATTATGGGACACGAAGTCTATCACTGCGCTTTATCCCAACATGAAACTATTGTTGGTGTAAGTACGGAAAAACCTATTGAAGAAGGTACTGAGGAACAAGAAATAGAGTCACTATACGACGAAGATAGAAAGCTAGAGCTAGAGTGGCTATCAGAGGACTATGAAAAGATGGGAATTGTTATAACAGAGGATAAATAGAATGAATGATAAAATGGCAGGAATAGTAGTTAGATTTACAGGATTACTTTTAATAATTGGATTATTTTATGGCACTTCTGCAAAGGCAGTACCTTGTCCAGTAAAGGATGTAGTAGTTGAAAGAGATGTAATTGATACAGCAGTAAATGTTGGGTTAATATCATTAGAAGAAGCACTTCAACTTAGAAAAGATATTGCAGATGGTAAGAAAGATGTCATTGACGTTGATAGTGACGAAGGTATCATATCTTTCGGAACAATAACGTATGATATAGAAGACTTAGACGCTGATCCCGAAGAAGGAGAGTACATAGACGGCGAGTGGTACGATGCGTATCATTAACCCTTTTAGAGAAGAGACGAGACAGAGGATGAAAAATGAAGGAAGAAGCTTGGTTTAGTAAATCAGTATTTTATGCTATGGCATTATTGACTATGGCGTCCACTATTACAGCGTGTTCTACTTTAGTAAATAAACCTAGTATACCTGAAATTGGTACAGATGAATTTGATAGAGTATTACTAAATTGTATAGTATATGGAGAGGGGTTGTACTCCTGTGAGGAAGTAGATGTTAGAGATAAGTAGAGATAATATTAGTGGTTTAGAGTTAACTAAGTTTAAAGAGATAGATAGGTTTATAAAACTACCTGTAGAATCATATCTAGACTTATTAGATGTTACACCTAATTCATCCCAGACTGCGTTAATCAATGCAGCAAACAACCCAGACTATAGATTTATAGTTGCGGCACTATCCCGACGACAGGGAAAAACCTATATAGCAAACATTATTGGACAACTGATATCTTTGGTACCAAACTCTAATGTATTGATTATGTCCCCAAACTACAGCCTATCACAGATTTCCTTTGATTTACAGAGAAGTCTGATAAAGCACTTCGACTTAGAAGTACTACGTGATAACGCTAAGGACAAGATTATTGAACTAAGTAATCATAGTACCATACGTATGGGTTCTGTGAATCAAGTAGACTCTGTAGTTGGTAGATCATATGATTTAATTATATTTGATGAGGCAGCTCTTAGTGAGGGGATGGATGCATTTAATGTAGCACTACGACCTACTTTGGATAAGCCTGGTTCAAAAGCCATATTTATATCTACTCCTAGAGGAAGAAATAATTGGTTCTCTAAACTATACAATAGAGGGTTTAGTGACGATCACCCTAACTGGATATCTATTAAAGCCACCTATCATGAGAATCCTAGAATTACTATGGCTGATATTGAGGAAGCTAGAAAAGCTATGTCTACAGCAGAGTTTTCTCAAGAGTACCTTGCGGACTTTAATCAGTTTGAAGGTCAAGTATGGACTTTTGACCAAGAGAAGTATGTAGCTGACTTAAGAGAACTAGATCTATCAAAAATGGATGTAATCGCAGGGCTGGACGTAGGTTTCAGGGATCCTACAGCATTTGTAGTAATTGCCTACAGCTGGGAAGATGAGAAGTATTACCTAGTTGATGAATATTTACATGCTGAGAGAACTACAGACCAGCATGCAGTATTCTTAAGGAAACTGATTGATAAGTACGATGTTGATTTAATTTATATTGATTCAGCAGCTCAACAAGTTAGGTTTGACTTAGCTCAAGAACATGACATCCCTACCAATAATGCTACTAAGGATGTATTGGCTGGTATTGCACATGTAGCGAGTATTGTAGAGAACGGTAGATTAATCGTTGATCAAAGGTGCGTACAGACACTGATTACTTTGGATCAGTATCAATGGGACCCAAATAGAAACTTATTAAAAGAAAAACCCGTACACAATGATGCTTCCCATATTGCTGATGCTCTTAGATATGCGTTATATACATTCCAAGATTCTGAAATAACAGTATAAGGTATAGAAAATTTCTCTTGACATTTTGGTCTGGGATTGGTATAATTGTGGTTATAAAAAAGTAGAAATGGTACCGTGGAATTACTGGTACTTTACTTAGAGGTAGAGATAGAGGAGATATTCTGGTATGGCTGAACTAAAGCGCGATAGAGTTAAGTATATTCGTGATAGGGCGAAGAGTGCGTATGTAAAGGACACAGAATGTTTTATATGCGGGGACACAGAGAAATTAGATTTTCACCACTTTAACTCAGTGACTGAACTTCTTGAAAGATGGATAAAGCAGAAAAACTTGACTATAAATAGTGCAGAAGATATGATGGATATGCGGGACGAATTCATTGAATTTCATCATAAAGAGATTTATGACGATACAGTGACCTTATGTCATAGACATCATTTGAAACTACACTCCATTTATGGGAAAAGACCTACTTTAGCTACGGCCCAAAAACAAGAACGCTGGGTGGACAAAAGGCGTGAAAAGGAATATAAATGAGTATATTAGATATTATTAGAGACAAGTTAAACCCATCTCAACCAGATATCTCCATTAATTTAGAAGGTTCGGAGATATCTACTACCAAACCATTCAAAAAATTTGGTGATGCGTATAGAGATGTAGAAGTGGTTAATAGAGGAGTCAACATGTTAGTTGACTCTGCTGTAGGATTAGAATTTGATATTGGGGATAAACTAGCGTTTACCGGCCCGGCAAATATTAGAAGAAATAAGTTAGCCTTATTACTAAATAAGCAACCTAATCTATTTCAAGATGCCTCAGCTTTTAAGCGCAATTTATATACAGATTTTTTAGTTGAAGGTAACGCTTTTATCTACTTTGATGGAGCGCACTTATATCATTTACCTGCATCTAATGTTATAATTAAAACAGATAAGAAAACATTTATAGAAAGCTATGAGTACAACAATGTATTCTATAGCACTGAAGAAATTATTCATATTAAAGAGAACTCAGCAACTTCAATCTATAGAGGAGACTCTAGATTGGCATCTTGCTTAAGAAGTATTAATACTCTTTATAAGATGAGGTTATTTCAAGATAACTTCTTCGATAATGGAGCAGTACCAGGATTAGTACTAAAAACTCCAAACACTTTAAGCACAAAAATTAAGGATAGGTTATTGGCTTCTTGGAGATCCAAGTATAACCCCAAGACTGGAGGTAGAACTCCTCTTATTTTAGATGGTGGATTAGATATTTCCCCTCTCTCTAATACTAATTTCCAACAGTTAGATTTTGATGAAAGTTTAAAGACTTTAGAGTCTAGAATTTTACAAGCGATAGGAGTTCCACCCGTATTATTAGATGGTGGAAATAATGCTAATATATCTCCTAATACTAAACTAATGTATCACCAAACGGTTATACCTTTAGTTAAGAAGTTTAATTCAGCTTTCGAAAGATTCTTTACATACGATATAGACTTAGCAACTCAAAAAGTTTTTAGTCTACGTCCAGAATTAAAAGATGAGTCGCAATACTACTCAACTTTAGTGAATAATGGTATTATGACAGGAGCTGAGGCTCGTGAGCTACTACGATTAGAACCTATTGATGACGAAGCACTCAATACTATTAGGATTCCAGCTAACGTGGCGGGAGCCGCAACAGGTGTAGCCGGTGAATCAGACGGAAAACCTGTACAGGATACATCAGAGGAGTAAAGATGACACAGAACGAGCAATTAGAGTTAATGATTGAATTCTTTAAAAAGAACGACCATGAATTAAGCGAAGGTCACTATAGAGCTAGGAAAGATAAACCAGTCTCCATTAAGTTATTAAAGAGAATGTGGGGTTCAGGTAACGCTTACTTAAGAGCAAGACGTCGTGCTATTGAAGAAATAGCAAAAAGAGTAGTAGTTTCAAAACCAGTACCTAAGGCCGTAGCACCCGCTACACCTAAGCCTGGTATGTTGAATAAACCCACGCCTAAAGCAGCCCCTAAACCGGCTCCTACGGCAAAGGTAGAGAAGGGAACAAAAAAGGCTTAAGCCTTAATTTTTAGGAGTTAATTTATGAGAAATAAATTTGAATTGCATACTCATTTTACCAAGGCAGTTTCTGATGAAGAAGGTGTTCTACGTATAAAGGGGTATGCTAACACGACTACTAAGGACAGAATGGGGGATGTAATCCCTATGGATGCGTGGACTAAATCAGGTGCTTTAGAAAATTTTCTAAAAAATCCTATTGTTCTTGCGTATCATGACCATTCGCAACCCATTGGAAAAGTAGTAGATTATTCTATTACTAGCAAGGGGTTAGAAATAGTAGCCGAAATTAGTAAAGCTGCGGGGAATGTAGCAGATCTCATCATAGATGAGGTTCTAAAAACTTTCTCTATTGGGTTTTCTATCAAAGATGCAGAGTATGACAGAGAGTCAGATATTTTTACGATCAAAGATCTAGAACTATTTGAAGTATCAGTCGTATCTGTGCCGGCAAACCAAGATTCAACTTTTTCTGTGGCTAAGTCATTAGACACTGCAGATTTAGACGAATTAAAAACGAAGTATGGAACGTCTGAAGTAACAGAAGCTGTTAAAGCTGAAGTGGCGGAAGATATTAATAATAAAACAGCACCTGTTGCTGAAGAAAAGGAAGAACTAGAAATGGATAAAAAAGAACTAGAAGCTTTACTGGCTAAAACTGCAGCAGATGCGGCAACAGCTGTAACAGCTAAAATAGAAGCTAAAAAAGCGGAAGAGAAGGCTGCACTAGCTGCGGAAACTAAGAAGCAAGAAGAAGCTGAAAAAACTAAGAATATTGCTATTGAGGCAGGTGCTACTGGTGCTGAGCGTCTTATGGCTGATATTGCTAAAAAGATGGAAGATGAAACTGCTTCATTGAAAGACATCGTTAACACAATGGGTGAAGAACTTAAAGCTAAATCTGATGAGATTGAAGCTATGCAACGTTCTAAGATGACTTTTGCTGATCATAAAGAAGAAGCAATCGCTAAAGAATCTGCAGAAAAAGCTTACTTACTAGGTATCGTATTACGTAAAAATATGTTTGATACAAAGTATGGTGCTGGTTTAGTAGAGAAGGTTAATACTTCTTCATCTGCACAAGTATCTTCAGATAAGTACGAGCAAGAAGTATCAACTAATCTTGAACGTGATATCTATGAGAAGCTAGTTGTTGCTCCTATGTTCCGTTCAATTGATATGAATCAAGCGACTATGGTATTACCAATTGCTCCAGATGCAGCTATGGCTGACTGGGTTGCTGCTAGTACTTACGGTGCTGATGCTACCACGGGTGGAACTAAGACTACTGCGTTAACAGAGATCTTATTACAGACGTATAAGATGGCTTCTAAGTCATTCTTAACTGACGAAACTGATGAAGATGCAATTATCCCATTACTACCTCTAATCCGTGACGGTTTAGTACGTGGTCATGCTCGTGCAACTGAAGATGCGTTACTTAATGCTGACTCTACAGTATCTCCAACTACTGGACCATTCAATGGTTTAATTAAGAAGGCTGGTACTAATGTAAATGCAGTTAAAGTTGGTACTACAGGTACTGCTAAGATTATTGCTAAGGACTTACTTGAGACTCGTCGTAAGCTAGGTAAGTGGGGCTTAGACCTTTCTTCTCTAACTTGTATTGTTAGTCAAGAAGTATACTGGGATCTATTAGAAGATGATAACTTTGCTCATTTGAATGAAGTAAATGGTCTTGCAACTAAGATTTCTGGTCAAGTTGGCTCAATGTACGGTATGCCAGTAGTTGTCTCTCCTGAGATGCCTGCTAAAGCAGACGGCGCAGCTGGAGCAGTAATTGTTGCTACTTCAAACTTCGTAATGCCTCGTATCCGTGGTTTACGTGTTCAGTCTGACTACTATGTTGAGAAACAGCAGCAAGTTATTGTTGCTACTCAGCGCTTCGGCTTCAGTGATATTATCGCTGGTCAAGCAGTAGTTGCTATGACATACGACTACTCTTAATATTAGAGTAACGTAATTAACGGGGGACCCGACAGGGTCGCCTGTTTTAATAATTGCATTTAAGGAGAAATAAGTGGCAACTTTAATAACAGTGGCAGACTACAAATCATATGCTGGCATTACTAGTACTAAGTTTGACACACAGATCTCTAATATAGTTACTGCAATAAGTGCAATTATTAAAACATATTGTAACCGTACTTTCGTAGATTACGCTAGTACAGATAAAACCGAGTATTTTAGTATCGCTAATGATGCTACCATATTTGTAGAAGAAATACCTATAATATCAGTAACATCACTAAAGGTACGATTAAACCCTAGGGTCGCGTACACTACATTAGTAGAGAATACTGATTTTGTTGTGGAAGAGGGGCAAATTGTCCATATTGATCCAACTACTGGTGGAGCATTAAAATTTCCACATGGACCACTAGCCGTAGAACTAAAGTATAAAGCTGGTTTTACGACAATACCTGGTGATTTAAAAATTGCTGCAATGGATATGGTTACTTTCTATATGAAGAAGGAAGCAACACAAGAAGTAATGATGATGTCTAAGTCTCCTAGTAATATTAGTAGATCGGCTAATGATAAGCAGGTATCTAATTTCCCTCCACATATTTCACGTATACTAAATTATTATAGAACTATACTGTAATGGCTGTAAAGGACCTCAAGAGGTTATTACTGAAGTACGAATCAAATTTAGCTAATAAAGCCAACTATAACGCGTCAAAATTAGCAAGAGTAAATACATACAATAATAGAGATTATGTAGTAGATTTAAGCAAGAAAACTATAATAAAAAATACTAAAGATAATATTAGAGTAGCAGGTAGAGATGAACCTACTGCTGCAGAATTAGAGAATATTTGGGAAAGAACAATTGCTTCTATTAAAGCTGCAATACCTCCCTTTGGTGGAACAGGAAATAAAAGTGTTGGTGGTGCAGGGCAATTTAAAGTTACCTGGAATTCTAGCAATACTATTATGTATATTAAGAATGTAAAGAATGATCCATGGTCGGGGCAAAGTACCCATACATTCCTATTAAAGCTTAGGCAAAAGTTAGAAAAGGAAGTATGGGGCTTCAATGTAGGTAGTGTTGCTAATAAAAAAAGAGGTACCAGTACTACAGCAGGTGTAGATATTGGACATGTTGAGGACTTAATACTCGTACAATTAAAAGATACTCTATTAGGCAGTATTAATGATATTATTAGAAGCTTTAAATCTACGAAAGCAGCTAGAGGTATAATTTTAGATGATATAGCAAAAGAGCTAAGAAGTGGAGTAGCTAGCGGAAGTATACCCTTTAATACATTTATTGAAGTAACTAAGAATATAACTAGTGAAGGCACAATTAAGATGGGTGTTGGAGTAGGTGCAGAAGATGTGCCCTTAAAAACTTTTGAAAAGTGGATTGAAGTTCAGTTTGAGGCTACTTGGCAGAACCAAGGACAAAAGTCTAAGGATGTACAAGCTGCTGCTAAACTATTCAAAAAGACCATATTACCTGAGATATTAAAAAGTTTAAATAAGTTAGTAGGTCAAAATGATTGGCCCGGGCAGAAAGCAAGTCCTGCAATTAATGAAATGATTGATACTATGATAGAGAATTCTCTATTTAGTACTAAAAATGTTAATACTAGATTCGGCTCAAAAGCTAAGAGTAAAAAGAAAGCTGCAAAGCTAAAGTCTAAAGTAACTAAGGTTAAAAAGTATTTAAGAAAGAAACCTAAGAAACCACCTCCTAGTAAAGGAGATATAAGAAACTATATTCAAGACCCTAGAGGAAATTGGATTTCCCCTATAAGTCTTACAAGCTTAATAGATGGATTAGTAGGGTCACAAGTTGCAGCTAATATGGGTACTCCTGCTCTTAACTATCGTACAGGTAGATTTTCAGAGTCAGTAGAAGTACTTGATATAATGCCAGATACTGGCATTACTATTAGAGGACAAAGACAAGAACAAGTGACGGCATATTATACATATATGAAAAGACCGTACGAAACTTTTGAAAGAAAAGACAAATGGGGTGAATTTAAAAACCCAAGAAGATTAATTGATAAGTCTATCCGTGAGATAGCTACAAAGTATATTAATGCGAGGTATGACTTAAGGACGGTTAGATTATGAGTTTAGGGAAAGCAAGAGGTGCTATAGTTGACGCTATAGTTACAAAGCTTAAAACTATTGATGGTTCAGGATTTTTTAATATTGACCTATCCAATAATGTTGAAAATAAGCTTGTATTTTGGGATGAATTAAACGACTTTCCTTTTGTGTCAGTCGTTGCGGGAAGTGAGAGAAGAGAATATCTACCAGGTAACTTTAAGTGGGGATTTTTAAATATTACAATACGTATGTATGTGTATGATGAAGACCCTGTTTCTGAGTTAGAAAAACTATTGGTAGACACAGAAAGCGTCCTAGATTCTAATAGGCAGTTAAATTATGCCACTGGAATGGACACAACGGAAGTTCTGATTGCTCAAATATCTTCTGACGAAGGTTTATTAGCACCCTATGGTGTGGGCGAGATGAATATTATAGTTCAATACGAAGTTCAATAAGTACAATATATCAACACTGGTTAGATCCCTGTTAAATCTTATAAGAACCAAGTAAAAATAAAAGGAAAATAAAATGGCTGTAAATTTAAGTAGAAATACTAAGGTATACTTCTCAACTGCTACTGTTACTGCATCTGGAGCAACGGGAGGCGACTTCACTGCCTCTAACACTTATGAAGTACCTGTACTAGATGGTTACTCTTTTTCACAGAGTACTGCTACACAAGAGATTCAACTAGACGAGGCTGGATCTTCACCTAATCGTGGTTCTCGTTCTTTCAATACTGCAATTAACCCAGTAGACTGGTCAATGAGTACGTATATTCGTCCATTCGATACTGAAGTTACTGCGGGTTCACCTGCTGTAACAACAAGCACTTACACTGCTGTAGAAAAACGCTTATGGAATGCATTCGCATCAGATAAAGCTGTAGGAGTAGCTGGAGCTGCTTGGACAGACTCAGCTGGTACTAGTGGTCTTCCGTCTGACGGCGCTAAGTTTAAACTGATAAATTCTAATAAACACCAAATGCAAACTTTCCATTTAGTATTTGAAGTAGATAATGTATTTTATGTAGTTAAAAACGCTGCAATTACTTCTGCTGAATTGGATTTTTCAATTGATTCTATTGCAACAGTTGCATGGACTGGTTTTGGACAAGAACTAGAAGAGATGGCTACACCTACTGCTTTCGCTGCTGAAATGTTGGTTGCTGTTGATGTTGCTAATAGCTTTATCACTAATAAACTATCTACTATTACATTAGTAGAAGTTGGTTCAACTGGTACACAAACCTTTACTGTTCCAATTACTGGTGGTAGCTTATCATTAGAAAATAATATCACATACCTAACTCCTGAAGAGTTAGGTACTGTTAATAAGCCTATATCGGCTTATTACTCAGGAGCTCGTGGAGTTACTGGAAGTTTAAGTGCTTACTTACGTTCTGGTTCTGGTTCTTCTGATACTGGTGCTTTAATGAAGTCTCTAGTTAATAATACAGAAACAGAAAACTTCTATAAGCTTGTAGTTAATATCGGGGGTACCTCTGGTAACCGTGTTGCTGCTACTATGCCAGCTGTACAATTACAGATTCCTTCTGTAGATGTTGCAGACGTAATTGGTACAACTATTAGTTTTGTAGCGCAAGGGTACACAGGTACTGGTGCATCTACAGCATATGATATTACTGCTAATAACGAAATAGAGTTAGAGTACAAGTCTGTATAATTACTTAAGTAATTAATAAAACCCCTATAGGTCTTTGGCCTATAGGGGTTTTTTATCACCTGTAAAAAATTTTTCTTGACATTTTGGTTTCCCCCTGTTATAATATTCTTGTGCGGTATAGAAAAAAAGACTTCTTACGATAAGGAGTTAATGTTATTTAAACTAAAGAGATCCCGCCGTACAGGGATAGGAGAAAAAAAGAATGAGTGAAGTAAAAGAGACAACCGTAAAAAGAAAGTTAAGCCTTTCGAGCCTATTGACGCCTTCTAAAACAGTAGAAGTAGATTATCCAGGCTTTCCAGGGTTTAAAATACAATTAACGTATTTAGGCCGTGATGAGCTTTTGAAATTAAGAAAAAAAGCTACAACAACGAAATTCGATCGTAAGACTCGCCAACCACTGGATGAAGTGGATGATGACGTATTCATGCAATTGTATTCTGACGCCGTGATTAACGGATGGTCAGGCTTTAAATACAAATATTTAGCACAGTTAACCCCTATTGACGACTCCGGAGTTGATGCAACTGATACCTTAGATTATAGTTCTGATGATGCTTACATTTTAATGAAGCATTCCCCAGATTTTGATGGTTTTATTGCAGATACAGTAGGTGATCTTCAAAATTTTACTACGAACAGTTAGAAGCTCTAACTGAACAGATAGGATCCTACCTACGTCATGAAGACATAGGTATGACTCGCGATCGTGTACTCGAAATGCATAATCAGATGGGTACAGAACCTGACGAGGATGAACTACCTCCAGATATGGATATGTTCGCTCAAGAGGTACAGGAAGCCTTTACTATATATGGGCTACTACAAGATCGAGTAGAAGGTATGGGAACTTACTTGGGTAAGGACTATAGCTATGTACGTGATATGTTAGACGTATATGGATATGAAGATCCAAAACTTATATTGTTTTTAGTACGATACATAGATAATATCCGAGTGGATATCTATAATAAAAAACAACTTGCTAAATCAAAGTCTAAGAAATAAATAGGATAATAGTCGATGGCCAGTAAGAGTAAAAACATACAAATTATTGTAACTAGTAAGGGATTAAAAGAGGTAAAAAGAGACCTCGTATCTATCCGAAAACTTACTGGCCCGGGTAAAAATAATAATATTAAGATTAACCTCAGTGTTAATCAAAAATTCTTTCAAACGTCATTACAAAAGGCGTTTAAGAATATCGCCACTAAGAAACTTAATCTTAGTATAAATCAAGCATTCTTCAATAAATCTTTAGCAAATGCAATTGCTCAGGCAGAACGCCGTGGCATTAGATTAACCGCAAATGTTATTGGAACAGGAAGAGCAAGACCAGAACAAAAAAGAGCCGAGCGTATATCTGGAGGAGCAGCTACGTCTAATATAGTTGGTGGTGTTGCTTACCAAAGATCATCTATGATAGCTACTCAGGCTGCTACTAAGGCTCAAATAGCGGGTAACCAACTTGTTGCGAAGAACGTTCATTCAAATAAAATAGTTGCTAAGCAAGCTGAACAGGGTCGTCAAGCGACACTTAAACAGGCGTCACATTCAAAGTTTGCTAATAAACAGTTACAGAATCTAAATAGAGCTATATCTTTATTAAATAAAACTATGGAACGAGTAATTCGTTCTATGTTACAGATAGAGTTAGTAATAAAATCTAATAGTGGTGTAAAAACTGGAAACACAGAACGGCAGATAAATAGAATTAAAAGCCAAGCTAAGGTTACTCGACGAAATTTAGCATCAGCTACAGCTTTAGAGCCTTATGACCCTAGTAGTACTAATAGAAGATATGCAGGTGGCGCACCAAAACATCCATCTGTATATAGACAGGATCAAGAAGCCTATAGAATCAGAAAACAGTTAGATGCAGGGCAAGCATCTGGACAAAGATTTACTACACTGACAGGCGGAAGACAAGTCGATACCAGAGAGGCTATTAGAGCAACTCACGAAGCAAGAAGGCTAAAGTTTGATACTGGTCAACTCGATAAAAAAGGTCAAAAGATATATCGTAACGCTGATACCTCTGAGGTTAACGCAGAACAAGTTAGAGTGGTTAAAAAGTTAGTTGCTTCTCAGAGAACTTTACAACATCATGTAGATAAACAGAGCAAAGAATATATCGCTAGTAAACCCCCTATATACACTTCAGAAGTTATGGGGGGTAGAACATCGGGAGCGAGAGGAAGCCGTCCAGGCGGGTCTGGCGGGTCTGGCGGGTCTGGTGGCGGAGGTGGTGGTCGTGGTCGTAGTATAACTGGTGCTGATCCATATAAAAGAAATAGAGGTATCATAGGTACTAAAGGCGGGGGCGGAGACTTTTCGCATATGGCATCTGGAATGGGTGGCTTTGTTGGTATGTATGCTGAAGTTGCAGCTAAGACTTTCGCCTTAGGAGCCGCATTTAGAGCTCTAAAAGAAGCTGCTGATTTTGGTGTGCTTATTGATGGTATGAAAGCCTATGAGGCAGCATCTGGAGCATCTTTATTATCTGTAGCCAAAAGAGTACAAGAAATTACTCAACACACTATAGGACTTAAGCAGGCATCACAAGGTGTAACTATGTCTATAGCTGCTGGGTTTGACTCAACTCAAATTGAAGCTATGGCAACAGCAGCCAAGAATGCAGGACTAGCCCTAGGGCGAGACTTGGGTGATGCTTTCGACAGAATTACCAAAGGTGTAACAAAAGCAGAGCCAGAATTATTAGACGAATTAGGAATTATATTACGTCTTGAAACTGCCTCTAAAAAATATGCTAAAACAATAAGAAATTTAGACGGTAGTATAGGTAAAAATGTTAAAGAACTAACTACTTATGAGAAGCAACAAGCTGTATTAAACGAAGTTATAACTCAAGCTGAAAATAAGTTTGGCTTATTAGGCAAGCAGATGGAAGGTAAAGCTAACTCTTTATCAGCAATATCAGCTGCTTTAACAGATACAGCTCTTAAAGCGGGTAATTTCGCGCTAGACTTTGATATAATATTTGGAATAGCTAGTATTAAAGATGTAGTAAAATTCTTTTCTGAGAATGCTACAGCAGTAATCGCAGCTTTTTCTGGGTTAGCTATATTTTTACTAAAGAATATGATACCCCAGGTAGGAAAATTTACTAATAAGTATTCTGATGCTGCAAGTAGGTTTGCAGCAGATTCTCATGCTATGGCAGTATCAGCTAAAAATAGTGGAACTACATTCCAAAGCTTTGCTAAACAAATGAATACCATGGGAACAGGTGCTGCATTCTACTCTACTATAGAGGATATGGGTGTTAATGTAACAAACGCAGAAGGTCTCATAGTAAATAAGTTTGATAATATTACTAATGCGTACAGAAATCTATTAAGTGAAGGGGGCGTGAATAATGCCCAAGCGATGCGCCACCTAACGGATGTAGCTGGCGGAGATGTTGCAAATATGTTGGTAGATTCTGCAGATAAGGTCAACATGTCTAAACTTGACCTAGCTAATGATCCATTTGCGGGTACTAGGGATGTGCAGAAGGCAATGAGTTCTTCCCTAATGAGTAATGTCGATGGATTAATAGGGGATATGGAAACTACCGGCAGAAGAGTCGGCACCCTTATTGATGAAGGCATGGGCATTGAGATGGATGTAACCAGACGAGGACTAAAAGATCTAAGGATGCAAATGCTTAGAACGGTAGATCCGAAAGCATATGCTAAGCAGTTAGCAGAGATGGAAAGTGCTGTAACTGGATCATCATCAAGCTGGGCCAGAAATATGGAAGGCAAAGTTAGATCCCGTATGGCTTTTAATGCCAAAAAAGCGGGTTTACGAGCAGCAGGTAAATTTGAAGTTCAACAAGCATTTCAACATGAAGGAACTTCTGCAGGGTGGCAAGAAGCAAGTTACCAAGCTAAAAGGTATGGCAAAGAGATGGATAAGCTATATAAGGCTGAAGGCAAAAAAATGAACTTGTATCATAAAGCCCTAAAGTCTATGGGCAAAGCGAATATTAGGTTCGGCTCACAAATTGCTTCTCTTGGTCGTGGTATAATGTCAGGGGGTATGAAAGCTATGCAAGCTGTAGCTATATACACCATGCTTGAAGCAGCTGTAAAAGGTATATCTAAAGCATTCGGTTTCACTACTGACGTTATTAGTAAGGCTATTTCAGGTGCTAATGCTTTTGGGGAAGAATTAGACGCTCAACAAGAAAAATGGATAGGGTACTCTAATCAGTTAAATCTATTCACTAATAGTTTAGAGGGAATAGGTAAAGCAGCTGGTCAAGAAGCTAGTAGTTTAGAGAGTTTTTCTAACTCATTAACTACTATGTCTGTTAAGTGGGGTCAGGCAATTGATAAAATGACAGCTGGTGATAAAGTAGGCGAAGTCTTCTCAGAGATGGTATTCTGGTCAGATAGTATGTCAGAGTCAATGGATGAGCAAACTAAAAAGTTTATTGATACGGTAAAAACTTCTGGGCACTTAAAAGCAATTGCGTCAGCATTGAGTATAGATATAGATAGTATAACACTTTTTGATTCTAAAGGTAGACTAACTAAGGATCTGGCCAGATTTCAAGAAGAGACAAAAAAGGTCTCTGCAAGCTCTAGAAATTTAGAATCGAACATTAAAGACTTAGCTCTAGCATTTCAAGGCTTAGGAGACGCTCAGTCTGAGTTTGCAAAAGGATTGCTAACATCTACTAAGTTTGATACTTTAGTAGATCAGTCAAAAGGGTTGAAAAAAACTTTTGAGGATACATTCTATAATGAACAATCAATAATGGCCTTTGAAGGCACATTAGATAGAGCCGTAGAAGCAGTAAAAGAATTTAAAGATACTTTAGGAAATCTTAGTTTTGAGATTGATCTAGTAAAAGTTTCCCCTAGTACTGGTAAGGATATTATAGGGTTATTAGGAAAAGATTTAGAACGAGTTACAGAGTTACAGAAACAGTTGCCGTCGTTTTCGGAAGGTATATTTGCCCCTAATGAATCTTTTGTTAAGACTAAAGCAATAAATCAGGAAATTCATGAAGTACTGTCAAAAGCTAATGTACAGAGGCAACAAGAGGGAGTAGCTAGCCAGCTAAAAGATTCATTATTACCTCAACTTAAGAGAACTGCCTTTAAACATATACCTGAGGAAGAATGGAATAAGGTATCTAAAGCTATCCTTGCAAGTATTCATACTAAAATTGCCGATGCTGCAGCTGCTCAAAGAGCAGAGCAGTTTGCCAATATGCAGTCTGGCAATACTATGAGTGGGATCGCCAGTCTTGAGTCGTTATCAAGTGATGCTTTAGAACTATTAGTAAAAGATGCTGTAGGTAAACAAATTACTCCTGATATGATTAAGCAGGGTATGTGGAAAAGTGCTATAGCAAGCCAAATTGAGGGTCTGAGCATAGAGCTACAATCAGCGCTGGAGACACTATTACTAGAATCTGGTAGATTTCTTAAAGATGAAAAAGAAGGGTTCCTATCAAGAATACATGAAACTGTAGATAGTAAACTATCATTTACGGAAGCAAAGGATACAATTAGAGAGGCTATTGTACTTTATGATGACTTTGTAAAAAATGCCCAAAGACAATTTAGATACTTACAGGGTGAAATAGATCTCATGGCTTCTGCTATGACAAGGTTAAAGGGTACTGGAACATCTACAGATTTAATCAAATCTTTAAATATAGAAAGTAAAATACTAGATAGTAAGCAAGCTCAGTTCCGTCTAACAATTAAAACTCTAAGATTGAGTAAACGTACAAAAGAAAATCAAGAAGCTATTGCTCAAGAACAAAAGAAAATCGCAGACTTAGAGCTTAATAGGTTATCTGAAGCTCAAATAATACATCAAGGTATTACTACAGAAATTAAGTATCAGTATAGCATATACGAAAAGAATCTTGGGCTGATTACTGATATGGTAACGGCGCTAGAGTCTATAGGTAGCATAAATAAGTCTCAAGTAGCACATCTAAACTTTGTGTCTACTAAACAAACATCCATTAATTCTGCAATTAAGGACTGGTTAGATATACATACTAAGTATCAGAAAGATTTGAAATCTCCTGAAGCTGATAAAGTAAAGTTACTTGAAGCTTACACATCTGCTAATAAGATAGTAGGGGAGCGACTTACTAATATTGTTAAAATTGCAAAGATAGAGAGGGATTCTTCTTACTTAGATCATAAATTAGACCTATACAATAAAATGGTAGATAGAGCTAGTGCTCTATTAGATATACAAAAAGAACTATCAGGTGTGCATGATGCCAATGCTAGTACTACCGAATCTCTAGCAATTATTAGTGCTAGGGAATCAGACCTTGCAAAAGAAAGACTTGATTCTATGAGGGCAACTACTGAGCTAACTGAGAGGCATACACTTGCTCTACAGAATGCTGTGGGTAGTACTACAGACTTAACTAAATGGTATAAATTAGAGAAAGCTCATATGGCTTTCATGCTAACTACTAGAGAGGAACTTATAAGTCTACAGGCATTAGCAGCACTAAATACCCTTAAAGAATCTTCTTCTCTTGAGAGTATAAATAGGCACTTAGTTGCTCAAGAAGAACTAAATAATGCTAAACTTACTAGTAGTCTTCATGTTAATAATATTAAAGCTAGAGAAAATAGATTATCTAATATTAAGAAGAAGTTTGATATTAAGGCTTTACAGCATGAACATAATGTACTAAAAATTAGAGATAAACTAGAAAATCTAGAATTAACATCTTGGGAAAGACAGAATCTAATTAGAGATATTGATTCTGAAATCCTAGAGATGGAGAAAGAAAAGGTAGAAGTTTTAGAGGAATACGTAGAGGGGCTAAAAGCTGCTCACGAAGCAAAAAAGAGAATAGGCGAAGCATCTTTAGATGATGAGCTATACTATAGAATTAAAGAAATGCAAGAGGCTATGCCTAGTGCTATCGATTCAGCTGCCAATGTAATGATAGGGTCTATTAATACTGCTGTAGATATGATGGCAGAAAATATTAAGGAAGGCGAAGGAGCCTTCGGTGCGGGCGGATTTGAAAATTTTGCGGCTAAGCAATGGCGAGCTGCTGGAGATACACTTATAGACTCTGCAGCTGAGAAAATGAAAGTGGCTTCAGCCAAGTTAATGTTAGGCTCTACTTACATTACTCCAGAAGAAAAAGCAGTACAAGCACTAAAGAAACAAGACATTGGAAATAACTATTTATTAGATATTTCTGCGACTCTAAAAGCTATCAGAGATAGAAGGGTTGACATATCTAATCAGACAGGCACTACTATTAATGGTGTAGAGGATTTTTACGCAAAAAATAAGAATAAGAAAGTATTTGACCAATTCGTGCCAACAACTAAGTCTGAATTTTTAACAAATGCTATATTAGCGGCCGAAACTACAGGCGATAGAATTGCTGATACTTTAGAAAAGCTAGTTGATATTATGGATACTATGAGATTAAATAAATCTCTAGATAATACTCCAAGCTGGTTAGGTGTTGCAGACAACCTTATGTCAAATGAGGATCGCGCCTTAGCAGTAGCTCTAGATGTACAAGCAGAATCAATTTTTAAAGCACAAGATAATTTCAATGCTCAGTGGGATGCGATGGAGCACCGTCTAAATACTACTCCAAGCTGGTTAGGTGAGCCAACAAACAATCTTATGTCAAATGAGGCGCGTGCTGCAGCAGTAGCAGCTGATAAAGCAGCGAAAGTATCAGCAGCTAGAGCAGCGGAAGAAGAATATTTAGATCTTGCGATGTTCCAAGCTGAATTCGACCAAGAACAGATGGAGGCTCAGGCTAATATAGAGCGATTCATAGAGTCTCTAGGTTACTCAATGGATAGAGTTATAAGCTTGGGTAATAAAGGGAAAACAGCTACAGAAGTAATAACTAATTATACAGATAAGTTAAGCAACCTAAGTGCTGAAGACACTAAATTTAGGGAACATGAACGGTACAATAATAACCTTGCAGAACTTAAACAATTCTTACATGGTGCTGTAAACGAAGAAATGGGTAGTGGCTTTATGGGCTTCAATCCTATGAAGACTGTGGCCCATAGTATGTTGACTAGTGAAATGGGTCAATACAATGACCCTAATATAGTAAATTCGGGTATGCTTGCTAATACTAGAGCAATGATGGCGGATAAGATGTCTGGACAGGTATCCCCAGATAAGATAGCATATATTTTAGATAGGTTCGATAGATTCGCAGCACAATTCGATAATTACAAAGCAGCTGTAGATAATTATACAGAGAAGTTACTGGCACCAACAGTCGTTATACCATCTATACCCTTAGAAAAGCCCAAGTATAACGCTCTGCCTAGTGCATCTGATCTTAACCATAATCCTACTTGGCAAGACAGAGATGATAACAATAGAGGCGCAGAATTTTATGCACATGGTGGGCATGTGTCAGGATTAGGCGGCCCTACAGATGATTCAGTAGCCGCATGGCTATCTAATGGAGAGTTTGTTGTTAATGCAGACGCCGCTCAAAGAAATAGAGCTTTCTTAAATATTATTAATGAAGGTGGTAAGATACCTGGATTCTATGAAGGAACCAGACCAGATAGTTATTTAGGTGGAGGTATTTTTGATGCTGTAGACCCTCAAGTAACTAGAGTATTGAGAGAAGTAGCCGGGCATGTGCTTACTATAAGTACCTTATTAAAAGACCAGGTAGGCTACTCTGTTCGCGCAATTGATGATTTATCTAGAGAATTAGTATTCGATTTAGTATCTGTTATAGAATTCGAATTAGGAATCCCTATGGGAGAATTCATGAGTTTCATCTCTACAGAGATGTCTCCTACATTAGATAAATTAAATATTACACTAGACACTATTAATACTGAGTTTACTAGTGCGTCTAAGACTTATGACACAATCACTACTCCAAGTGAGTGGTTCTCTCCAAGTGAGTGGTTCTCTCCTAAAGCAGGCGACCTACCTCATAATAAATTTGCAGCAGGTGGTCGTATTTCAGGCCCAGGGGGCCCTAAAGAGGATAAGATCCCTGCCTGGTTATCTAATGGAGAGTATGTTATTAATGCAGCCTCTACTAAAAAGTATGGACCATTAGTAAAATCCATCAATGACGATACTCTGAATCTAGCTGCTGGTGGAAGATCAGATAAGAGTAAATATGCTAAATTTGCAGAGGGAGGCATTGCTAAATTTGCAGATGGTGGTTCATTTGATTGGATGAAATCTCTTCAAAAAACAAACGTAAATGATGCTGTTCAAAGACTAGCAGATAAAATGAATATAAATAATGTCATAAAGAATGATGACGTTATGCGAAATACTAGTGGAAAGATGCACAAAGCTGGTCCAAACTTTAAAACTTTTAAAGGGGCAAGTTGGTGGGTAAACAAAGAAGGACAAAGAGTTCGTAATGTAGGGAAGCCATACGGTAATTGGCAAGAGGGTATGAAGTGGAAAGGTGGAAGTGCAGGAGCTCATAGATTTGGGCCTTTCAGTACAGGCAACCCTTACGCGGGTACTCCTCCAAACCTTAATATGCATGAAGTCGGTACTGCCACTAATAGAAATAAGCCAGTATCAATACTAAATCAATATGACAAAAAACCTGATGGGACCGCTAAATATGCCAAAGGGTTTAAAAGTGTATCTGACGAAAAGAAAGCAGCACTAATAATATACGATAAGCTAATGGCAGGAAAGGACCCATATAGAGGTAAGTCCCTTATGGTTCCAAACCCTGTATCACATCAAGGTATTGTAGCAAAAAGTGCCAAAGGAGTACAGTTTGCCAAAGGTTTAGCGCAGGAAAGGAGAATTTGGACTAAAGGATTTGCTAAAAAAGCAGCTGGATCTTTAGTTGGTTTACCTCTTGCGGGAGGACTTGGCATAGCTGAGCTTATAAACATACTAGTAGGTAACCCATTCGTGGATGAGCCTAGAAGTGTTATGCAAGGATTTGCAGGTGGCGGACTAATATCTGACTTCTTCCTTGGTAAACAAGCGAATGCTATTAATATAACACCTGGTTGGGGACCATTCGGTGAACGATTAATGCCAGGTGGCGTTGGACGTGGTATAATGCCGAGTGGTGGGGGTGGAAGGTCTTCAGGTATTCCCCCATTACCAAACGGTAGAATTACTATCGCCCATAGAGGGAATATGACTAGGGAAGAGTACAAAACCCTCAGACAACAAGTAGACTCTAGGAACGGCGTATTTGTACCAGGACTTCAACCATGGGATATGGCTCAGAGACGGTCGGCTGCTAGATTGGATATGTGGAAATCGATACACAGCCATGGATCATTTGCCAATGGAGGTCCAGTAGGTAACGCGGAAAGATTCGTTAGAGGCATGGATTGGAATATTATGGGGTGGGAGGACGATGTCGTACCTAAAGATCCAATGGGGTTACATAAATATGGTTTCTCTTCTAAATCTAGAGGTAAGAATGATCTTAATGATAGACTTAAGCTATCTTTCGAAGGGCTAGATCCAGATGCTATGGCTAATAAAGCTCCTTTCTTCTTTCTAGGAAATCCAGGACAAGACCCTATATTCGCACTAAGAGGGCGACTGGCAGGGGGTAATATCCGTGGAGTTGCAGAACAGGGTTGGGATGAAGATGGTAACTGGGCTAAGATAGCTACATATTTTTCAAGTATAGAAGGTGATATGGTGCGTACTATGGCGCATGAAACTGGTCATTTTCTCCCTTCGGCCCAACTTGGCTGGAAAGAGGTATTTGGGGATAAAATAGATATATCTTGGTTCAAGCATTTAGCAACAGATAAAAATGATAAAGGTGGAACTAAAGAAGATAGAAAAATGAACCATGCGTTTACTTACCGTGAAGACCAGATAGGTAGGGAACTTATTGCACGTACTAGAGAAAGAATGGCAGTATCCCCTATGGGAACAAGCATTAAAGATCTGGTTCCTGAGTGGTTAAAAGAATACTATACTCAAGAAATGTGGGAGGCTCTAACTGATGCTTCCATTCCTAAGAAGGCAGACTATGATATGGAAAGAATGTTTGAAACTCTTTCTGGTAAAGGTCGTAATGGAGATACAGAATTAGCTCATGTTAATCCTTTTGAGTCTAGTGTACTAAGAGGTTTGGGAGGATCTGGAAGTGTCAATCCTACCACAGGTCTGAGAGAATATGCTCAGCACAAACTTGCAACCGTTAAAACAAAGAGTGTAGTACAAGAAGATCTTTTGACAAAGATTAGTAAGATGACTGAAGAACAAGCTGAGACCCTTAAAAAGCAACTTGAGTACTTTGAAAATTCATTTAACTTCCAGAAAGGTGAATTAAATGAAGAGCAGAAGAACTGGAAGTTATTCAATGACTCTGACGCTGTTAAATCATTTGAGGGCTCAACAGGTATAAGTGCTCAAGCTTTAGTACAAAGCTTTGGTGCTTCTTTTGAGATGGAACTAGGAAGTTTATTTAAAACGGGTAAGTTTGACGTTAAGAGTATGCTTTCAACGTTTGCAACTAGTGTCAGTGTAGCCTTTATGAACTCAGCAACAGCAATGGCAGTAGACTATATAGATAGTTTAGGAAGGGATTTATTCTCTTCTTTAGCCGGAGACGGAAAATCTGAATCTAGTAAGGTTGTAGATGATTTTGGCACTAGTGTAAAGAAGTCTGTATCTGATACATTTGATAAAGAAACTACTGGTACCGGAGGAATATGGCAGAGTATATCCAATTTTGGTACTAAGTTATTTGACGGTATAGGAAGTATATTTAATGGTGAGGGAGGAGACGGCGGACTTATGGGTATGCTAAAAACTGGTGGAAGCTGGCTTATGGATCTGTTTAGTGGTAGCGGTGACTGGTTATCAAGTTTATTCAGTGGTTTCACCACCACAGCTTTAGCTAAAGGTGGGTACGCAGAATTTGCAGCAGGTAATGGCGGTGCGATACACGGTGCAGGTGGTCCAACAGCAGATGCAATTCCTGCTTGGCTATCTAATGGTGAATATGTTATTAATGCATCTTCTACAGCACGATACAGACCTATAATAGAAGCCATCAATGCTGATGAGTTAGCTAAAGGTGGATTCGCTAGATTTGCTAGAGGCGGGTTCCCAGAGTATACTAAGTATGCTGCAGGTGGAATTAGTGATACTATGACTCCTGGACCAGATATGGCAGCTATTAAGCCTATCCCTCAAGGGTCAATGGGTAAAACTGAAGTTAGCAATAATGTCAGTGTAAATGTTAATGTAACGAATGGTGGTGCTTCTATAGATGTTGATTCTGACTCAGGTAATGAGTTAACTCAAGAACAGTCTAAAGCGCTTGGTTTAATGATTGGACAGAAGATCCAGGAACAGCTAATTGATGAGCAAAGACCTGGTGGAATTTTAAGTGAGTATTAATTATGGCATATGATTTTAATACAGTAGTAGGTATTAATCCTGCTAAAGGATTTAAAGAACAGGTTAAGTCTAATACCTTAAAAGCTAGATATGGTGATGGGTATATGCAAAGGTCTGTAGAAGGTATTAATAATTTTACTAGCGCTTTTGCTCTATCTTTCCCAAATAGAACTTCAGCTGAAGCTCAAACTATTATAGATTTCTTAGAAGCCAGAAAAGGTTTTGAAAAGTTTACTTGGACTCCCCCATACAAAACAGTGGCAATTTCAGTATACTGTGAGAAATGGGATGAGCAGTATGTTGCTCATGGTGCTATAACAGTAACTGCCACATTCGTTAGAGTATTTGAGTGAGTAGCGGGTATAAGGCCATTGTAGAGGCCATATATGGGTTAGAACCCGGAGTTATAATAGAGCTTTTTGAGCTTGATCTTACAACTATACCTAATTGGGTAACCCCTGTTAGCGGTGTTGAAGTATTACGTTTTCATGCAGGTACTGCAAATTATGGCACATACAAAAGTCAAGAAATAATGTGGCAAGGTAAAATCTATTATCCTTACCCTATAGAAGTATCAGGATTTGAATTTAGTGGAAAAGGGGCATTACCTACCCCTTCTTTAAAAGTAGCTAATTTAACTGGAGTACTGACAACACTTATACTAGACCATGAAGATTTAGTATGGGCAAAATTAACTAGAAAAAGAACTTTCGCAAAATACTTAGATTCTGTTTGTTTTGATGCCATTAACTTAACTCCTGTAGAGGGCATTACTAGCTTTTTAGGCTGTATACCTATTTCTAGTGGAATTTGGTACAATAATACTAGCATGGATGTAAATGCTCATTTTCCTGATGATATATTCTACATAGATAGAAAAAAGACAGAAAACAGAGTAATGATAGAATTTGAGTTGTCTACTGCATTTGATGTGCATGGTACTAAGCTACCTCGTAGGCCAATGATTTCTAATACATGTACTTGGAAGTATAAAAGTGGACAAGGTTGCACTTGGGTAGATGATTCTACTAAAAGATATAATATTGATGATATTGCAGTAGTTAATGAAGCAGATGACCACTGTGGTAAAAGAGTTAAGAGTTGTGAACTGCGGTTTGGAGAGAGTAACGAGTTACCTTATGGAGGGTTCCCTGGGTCTAATTTAGGATTTTAAAATGGAAGAAGAGATGAGAAAGCACACTAAGATTGAATATCCTAGTGAGGCATGTGGGTTAGTAGTAGAAGTT